CGGTAGGTCCATAAATAATTATTACTTCCATCTCATGGTTTCTGGGTTTCGTAATTAATCTCTTATATCTTTCTAAGGCTTTATAATTACGTGCCCATGTACCTGGATCTTCTTCTGCTATTTGCAGTTCTGTTGCTCCTGATTTTAACAGTGACATTAACGTCTTTAATTTATCGATCTTTACAGAGTCAATGGATTCTAACAATTGATCGAGAGTCCAGTCCTTGTTCCACCCTTTCGTTACCAGACCATATTCTTCTAGTAAGCGAAGACTGTCATCTTTGTAGACAGGACAGACTAAATCTTCCATGAAATAATCTTTAATACAGTATTTAATAGCTTGCATTCTATTTCCTTTTCTACATTCATAATGTCCTTTAGAATTCCAATTTTTTAATTGATTAATTCTAATGGGATGTGTAGTTTCTAGATATCCTTGTAGATGAGGTGTGCCATTATCTCCAATTTCTCTATTTGCAATTAAGGTTTTAATACATGGAGCATCTAAATTTAATTCATTGTCCTCAGGGTTATTTATAGTAAAACACCAATTTCTAGAACCCATAATTTTAAATACTAATCAATCTCCCCACATCGGAACCGGGCCGGCGGGGTCCCCTTTAGGGGTGCAGACGGCACGCAGAACCAGTGCTTTAGCACTGGGCGTATACCAACACTAACCCGCAGGGTTAAAATTGACCAATCAGAGAGTCTCACAGTGGGGGGATAGTATTACCCCCCCACTGCTGTGAATCGTGAGAGATGTTAACCCTTCGAAGAGGGTTTACACACATAATGAAAGATACTTTAATTCCCTATAAAGATAAAACATCTAATATATTATCTACAATGGCTAGATATAATTTTCGAAAGAGACCTGCAGGTAATTATACTGTAGGTCGTAGAACACGTGCACGCATGACTGTTCGTCGTGCTGGGTCACGTACAATGAGTAAGGTTCGTTCTAGACAATCGTCTGGTCAAGGTGTAAGCTTACAACATGACAGACGTCTTATCTACGTTAGAAAGCGTATGCCTAGGTATAAACGTAGAATATGGCGTAAATTTATTAATAAGGTACATGCAGTTGCTGAGAAATCTTACGGCAGTCGTACTGTTGTATTTAACACAACTTATAGCGTAGCTAACAATACTTCTGGACAACATGCTATTGGCAGCTTCTATTTATATGGTCAGAAGTCCACTACTTCTTGGGCCAATGATCTTAATGCATTATCTGCTTTAGAGAATTTTGAAGCTAATCCTACTACTGCTGCTGGTATAACTGTAGAGAAATCTACGAAGTTATTGTTCCAGAGCGCTGTTCTTGATTTAACTATACGCAATAGTTCTCAGATCAAGACTAGTACAGGTTATGAAGCTAATTACTTGGCTAAAATGGAATTAGACATCTATGAGTGTTATATTACACAAGATGTTATTGACACAAATTTTACACATCAGAATTTAGAAGGCTTATTGGATAATAATGTTTCACAAACTAAGCCAATCGGAGGTACAGGTACCGAGATAAATGTATTCCAAAGGGGAACTACTCCTTGGGATCATACGCAAGTATTAAGTAAATTTGGTGTTAAGATAATAAAAAAGACTAAGTTTTTTATTGCTAATGGTGATACAATCACATATCAATGTAGAGACCCTAAACGTAGGGTTGCTAGCATTCGTGATTTAAGTGCTGAAGAAGGATTTAATAAAGTCCGTTGGACTCGATGCTTTCTACTTATAGGAAAACTTGTTCCTGGATTACAAGTTGGTGAAGCTACTGGAAATTTCCGAGAGGAATTTACTGTAGGAATAACTAGAAAGTATTTATACAAAGTTGAAGGCGCAAATGATGATAGAACAAGATATATTACGGCTTAAGGTGGCAAGTTAAATATAGGATGATTAGGTCTACTTAAGTCTAGAAAATCTTCATATGTTGTTGCATATAATTTTTCTCCTGCCCTTGGCATATAAATATATAAACTTACTCTTCTTTCTAATGCGCTGTAGTTTAACGTTTCTTTATACCAAGTTTTTGGTAAACTATTACTTGTAATAACAATTCTTTTTGATGTAAATTGTTTTTGTCCTCCTTTTGTTTCTATCAAAAGCGGATATCTGTCGCATAAGCGTAACAGGAAGTCATAGGGTAACCAACCATAGAACTCATCTATGACAACAGTTGGTTCATTTTCATATCCATCCCACCAGTTGGACCTAGGTTGTTTCCAAAACGAATCTGGGTAATTATCATTACAATATTTAGATTTCCCAGTTCCGGTAGGTCCATAAATAATTATTACTTCCATCTCATGGTTTCTGGGTTTCGTAATTAATCTCTTATATCTTTCTAAGGCTTTATAATTACGTGCCCATGTACCTGGATCTTCTTCTGCTAT